GTGTGAGACTCACATAAGTATGGTTAAAAAATACTCATCAAGCTCTTGTGGTCTGTCAAGGGACAGGTCTCAGAAATCAAGGAAAGATTTGATAATATCCTTTCCTACATCTTTTACGAAATTTACAGCTCCTCCACCAGAACTGGACTCATTGCCTGCAGTTTTGTTGTAGTCGGGAGAGGTATTATCTTTGTTACGGATAATAGTACTCATAGAAGCTACTTTCTCAAGATCTTTAGTGTTCGACATCGCAACACTAGTTTGTTGAAGATTCTTTCCTTTGATCTCGAAATGGCCGACTATATCCACTTCGAAGGGTGCTCCAGGAGCGGCTACGATGTATACTCCCATATTAGCATACGAATCGAGTGAGATTTCTGACATATCATTAGTCTCATACACCCACTGATTGCTTCCATCTGTGAACTGTTGGTATTGGAAGTCAAGAGGATCAGTTATATGTCTTGTTACACCATGCCAGGAATTGTTAGCAAATGAATAGACTTTATGAGGCCTAGATGTGATTTCATTGACGCCATAATTGAGAAGGTCGTCAGTCCTAGGTTCATTTTGAATACAATAGACAAGACCAGACTTATTGTATGCTATTCCGGTGTATCTTACACGAATTCCCAACGCGACGCATCTTGCGAGGTTCCAACCACCTGTGTTCCCAACTTGGAAAGAATTAGCTGGAAAGGACGAGTTAGAGGTGGTTTGAATGCCGCCGGTAGCTGAGAATTGGTCCGGGTTGCTTCCGTCAGAGATGAAGAAAGCTGGGAGAGTGTTTTGAACCATGAACATAGGGGTTCCCCAGACATACCCATATCCATTACTGTTGCAGATTCCAGAAGCCCAGATCTTGGTACGAATCAACTGTGAGGGAGCGACTGGAAAAGAAGGCATTCTCGCACTGAGTTTGGACCATGGATTGGTATATACATCTGTAAAAGCATGTATAGCAGGGTCTGAACTCAATGCTCGAAACATTCCAACTTTACCAGCTTTGTTCAATATAGTACTATTGATTTTCCTGGTCTTTCTCTGTTTCTTCTGTTTTTGTTTTGAATCGGCAATCATCTTACTTACTTGTTCCTTAGTAAGTATTGGTTTGTTAATGGATTTGTTGTTAATATATTTCTTAGTTTGGTTACTCATGGAACTGGTCGTTTATGCCTGATACTTTAAGGCTTAGCATCCTTGGTTGAGCATGCAACTCGTTTGTTGTGGGATCTCACACCTTTTTACCAGTGGAGACACTATACTTCGGCGTGTTTTGGCCAGGCTATAGACTTCCTAGTAGTAAGTTTACCGTCGACAACTACCATTTTGACAGGATGCAACTAATAATCTCTTTCAAGTAGCGTTTGAATCACGGAAGAATAGTAAACACAAGGTAATAATTCATGACTAATCTTCGATAGTTGCTCTAAATATTCATTCATCTCAATCCAAGTGATGTTGTATCTGCGGGCCATAAAGTTGTTCCATTCCTGATCAGAAATATACACTGGATCTTGTTTTATCTGCCAAGACTCCAGTTCGATTTTTTCGAAACTAACATTTCCACATATTCTGAGAATATGCTTGTTAATTTCCTTGTAAAACCAATTAGTTTCCATATAACCGTATCCCATCCATTGAGCTTTCAACAATGAAGCAGCTCTCTTCGATGGTTCCTTGATTTTACTTATCGTCGCATGTGGTTTCAAAACTTTTCCAAATTTAGACAAGAAGGATGGTAATCTAATCCAGTGATACTTATTGTCGATTCCAATCAGAAACACTCCTTTCAGAAAGGTAGCGTCAGATATTTCCTTATGTATGATCATGTCCTTACAGATGAGTCCGCATTCTTCGAATGTCTTAACTGCCTCATTCTTGAATGCTATCGGGTCTGTAATTGGTTCGGACAATATATAGGTGGAAGTCAAGGCGTTCGTAAAGCTGTTGACTAGACATGTCCCAGGTTCGCCGGTTAACAATTGGTCAACTTTCTCTTGAGTTCCGTGTATTTTGTCTACAGGAGGCAACTTAGGTTCCCCCTTCTTCACGTCATGTTTCATTTTGTAGATCCTATCCTCATACATTTCTTGTCTATCTCGTGCCAGATCTGAATATCCGTTGTTGACTAAGACAATATTAAAAATATTTCTTAGGCCACGATGATGTGTTCTATCATATCTAGAAAAGTCATTTTCGATGACGTAACCTTCGGGTTTGTACATCCAGGTGTCATCTCCCATAACCAACTGTCCTTGAACTTTATCGTTGATTATTTTGTTCACAAAGTAGTCTAATAAATTTGATGTTGCACCACATGTAAAGTAAATTTTGTTCTCATAACTTTTATCTCCGACAGTCTTTGTGAACCCGTTATTGGCGTGATATCCCCAATAATCACTGAGCCAATGTGAGATTTCCGAGGTAATTTTCCCTTGTCTATAGAAATCCTCTCCAGAGAGATTAAAAACGAAACGCGCCACTCGCTTATCTTTTGCATTTATCACTTCGTCATTTTTAATCTGGCATGTAATAGTTTTGTCATGAATTCCATTTTTTATGTTGTTTCTCACTTTTTCCAAATTTCTTTTTTTGCTCAGGTCGCAAATTTTCAAACCAATCGGGATTGTCTACATGATCTAAGGGCATGTTTCTAGCAATCTTTATAAGTTCCGTTCTGTGATTGGTGTTATCAGCAAATTTACTATTAGGATATTGAGTCACTCTTTCATATATTGTAGCGCATTTGTTGTTCCAAGTATTTGCTGGTCGACCCATTGTTGTTAAAGGCATACACATGGGGTAAATTCCTTCCATATTTGGGGGAAAAGGATCCGCAGTTGTTTGAGACAACTGTACATATGGTTTTATACCTGTTTTCTCTCTAGGAACAGGTAAAGGAAATGGATTAAGGTGTGGAGTGTGCATAGTACAAATATTCTCCTCGAAATTTGGTGGTATTCCCATGTTAATGAAATTGTTGTACTCTACTACATTTACATTGTCAATCTCTGGTTTCTCTTGTCTCAACTTGTGTCTCTCCAAACGTGTTAGGATGTCCCATTGAGAGCTATCTTTGTGCCACTTGTAAGTTCCCCAATGTCCATATTTTAAGAACTCAAGTGTAGCAACCACTTTATACCCATATGGAAAACTCTTAATGATTTCCTCCAAATAACGAGAAAAATTTGGGAATGTGTGGAGCAATGTATGGGGTGGATTTGTTCTAGAAGTATTAGGTACAAACCAGTTGAAGAGAAGAAACAACTGGGACTTCTTGAGTTGGGAAACAAGGCCAACTACTAACTGACCACTAAATTTTATTACTCGTTGTCTTATAAATTTGTAACCCATATAAGCTAGAACGATATACAACAAATATTTAGCTGCTGCTTTTAGACGTGGATTGAAAGCTTCCTCCTTTTGGTGTAATCCATAAATTCGTCTTTGTTTCTCGAATACATTTGCATTAGCACGGTTGAGATCTACCATGTATTCTCCTTGTTTTTGCTTATAGTTGAAGTAATAGTTGCGATATTCTTCTAACAAATATTGATGAGCAACTAATCCATGTGTTGTGGCATACTTCACCATATACTTACTGATTGCAGGGTCAGATTTTAAGAGTAGTTCGTACTGTCTGAAAGTCATGGTATTAACAGTACAAGTATATGGAATAATCATTGCTATAAGCTTTCTCGGAAGACGTCCATATTTAGTAACTCTAAATTCATATCCAAATATGGAACGCATTGTGGCGTATTCAAAATCCTCCAAATCTTCAAAACCATCATCTTCTATAGAATCGCTATCGCTATCATCATCGAAAGTAAAATCAATGATAGGACGGCCAATTTTATTAGACTTACGTTTTGGGTTTGGTTCATCTTCAGAATCATCTTCTGAGTCGTGTGATAAATCTTTTGTGACGTTACCAGCGGTACCGCTAGCTACGTTAGAATTAAAAGTGTCAATCTTGGGTTGATAATTACTATTACTCTTCTTTATCAATTTGTCCTTCTTTTCACCTCTAGTTCCGCTTTTGTTTTTTGGTTTCTTATGTTCTTTATATTTATCTCCATAGAAACATCTATCACACTTACCAGTCCATCTTTTGCTATTGACTGGTTTCTTTGTAACGGCATTGCACTCGATACAAAGACACTGTCCTTTTTCACGACAGTCGCGACAAACACCTTTGTCCTTGCGGGTGAGCTTTCCGTCACATGTTTTGCAACGCAGGCTGCTCGGTGCCTCTTCCTTGGGAGGGATTGTTATTTTACGAGGGGGTTGATCTTGGGTGGGACGACTCATGGTTTGGGTAAAATAATTCAAGGGGTTTTTCGTGTCTTGACCAGGATCTAGTGCCTGGGGCAGATAGTTTATGACACTATCAAACATCTACCATATTATAAACTTAGGCAGAGAATGGTATTTTTTATTTTCTCTCTGACGCAGGTTATCATATATTACCTAAAATAACCAATTCTAGAACCCACTTACGGAAGGAGTGGGAAAGTCCTACCCTAACGAACAGGTAGCGGGCAAATGTTTATCCTCGCCGACCTTGCGAGTTGTGTCACGAAATAACACGAACAGACTATCCAACCCATATAATGTTGGTGATAACGGTCCATAATGTAAAATAAATAATCTTAAGGATTAAGCATAGGGTCTGTGCTAAGTCAGGGTCTGAATAAACGTCACCCTAGAGAGGGGATCAGCCTCTCCAATAGGATCATAAAATTCGCGCCACTGATCTATCAGCCGTCACTGTCCATAGAGGATCATTTAGTCACACTACTTTCCTCCCAGCACTATAGGAGATCTCTCGGTAGTCATATACCAATCAACGTGAGCAAAGCTCGTCGTTAACGACATAAATATGTAGTGATT